TTCTAGCTTCGTCGGCAGCGTCAGATGTGTATAAGAGACAGATGTTGTGGAGCGCAACCGGCGATATTACAACGACCTTATTACGCTGGCCGATGTGACGAAGCCTGACCGGCTGGTAGACGCCTCCGATATCGACGCGATCCGCAGGCAGACGCTCGGAGAATTCCGAAATCTGACGCAATCTTTGGGGTTTTTAGTGGACAATGGCCAGAGAATGCTTCCGCCTGCGCAAGCATATCAGTGGGCCCTAAATTCGTCAACGCTGCAAATTCAGAGCGGGGCGATCAGCTATAATCAGGCGATTGCCAACGCCGTCAAGCAGCTGGCAGAAAGCGGAATCAAAGTCGTAGACTATGAGAGCGGACACACAGATCAAATCGACGTGGCCGCCCGCCGGGCCGTTATGACGGGCGTGGCGCAAATCTGCGACAAGTATTCCGACCAGTCGGCGGAATATCTGGATACCCGGTATTTTGAGATCACAGCCCACTCCGGCGCACGAGACAAGCCCGGCCCGTCCCCGTGGTCGAGCCACAAGGATTGGCAGGGGCGCATTTATTACAAAAGCGAGAACGGGGAGCCTGACCCGCTTGGACAGTACAAAGATTTTGTGGAAACGACAGGCTACGGCTATGTAGACGGCCTGACCGGCGCAAATTGCCGACACTATAAGCACGCCTATATCCCGGGCGTCATGGAGCCAACCTATTCCGAGGAGCAGCTGGAACACATTGATGATGGTCTCGGCTGCGAGTTTGACGGGAAGAAATATACCGCGTACGAAGCGACCCAAATGCAAAGACGGCTCGAACGGTCGATTCGCAAACAGAAGCGTTTGAAAAACGCCTATAAAGCATCCGGACAAAAGGACAAGGAGACCGCCGCAGCAGCCAAGCTGCGCCGCCTGAACACGAAATACCATGATTTCAGCAAGGCAGCAGGACTGCCAGAGCAGCCGGAGCGGACAAGGGTTCTGTATACAGACGCAAAATCCGAGGCTGCGGCCAGCAAAGCGAAAACGGTTGAGCGGGTGGAACCTCCGACCAACACAGAACCAGCAGAAAGCGCCGGCTTTCAGCCGAGATACACCGACGTAACGGAAAAGTGGCGCGCGGAGGCCACTCCGAACAGCCACACTGTACAGGACTTGCAGGAGTATACTGCAAACGGCGTTACATACAAGGTCGACGGGCATAATGTCGTGCTTGACCACACAGAGCACGAAAAAGAAATTGCCGGACTCCTTGAAAAGGAATTCGGCGGCGAAATTGGGCTAGTTCCGCGTGTCAATAATCCGCAGGGGGTGTCCACACCGGACTATATTTTCCGAGGGGAAGCGTATGACCTGAAAACGCTCGGAGAAAAAGCCGGGGGAAATACGATTTTCAATCGTGTGAAAAAGGCAGCCAAGCAGGGGCAGCGGTTTATTCTGGATGTCACCAAGACCAAGCTTGACGAAAAAACAATAGATGCGCAAATTGAAAAAATATTTGCCAGAAAGGATACTGAGTGGGTTGATGAGATCATTGAAATCCGAAATGGAAAAGTGCAGAGAATCGTAAAAAGAAAATAAAAAAAGAAGCCGACACACCATCTCGCCCTTCTGGGAAGGGGTCGTGGACAGCGACCGGCTCTTATCTATTCTATACCACACTCTCACAAAAAATGCAAGGGGGGAAATTCAAATGGACAACTTCAAAGCGATTTATAAAATGCTGTCTGCGCTGGAACGCGCGATGGATCTTCCGGCGTTCAGCGTGGAGAGCTTCGGCCTGGACTCCATGCAGGTGTCCGGAGAACGTCTCTACAGGTATCTGGAAATGCTTCAGGACGCGGGGCTTATCAAGGGCGCGGAGCTTTATACCGACGTCACGGGCGAAATGCACCTGAGGAATGAGCGCCGGATTCAGATCACGCTGCAGGGGCTTGAATACTTGCAGGAGAACGCGATCATGAAGCGGATCTATAATGCCGCGAAGGGCATTGTAGACCTGATCCCGTGAGGAACGCCGTATGATCGACGAAAAACTGAAAGCCGCCATCGAGCGGGCGCTTGCCGCCGGATTCCGCGTCCAGCTGAAGCGCATGAAGGACGGAACAGTCAAGGCGCAGATCATCAAGGCGGAAGAGCTGAAAAAGTAATACAGATACCGCAGCACAATCGAGTGCGCGGAATGGCACGATGAGCCAACTACTGAGATTATCTTAGTGGTTGGCTCTTTTTGTTTCGGTAAAAACCGCATGAGCGGGGTTTATACAAAAAATTGGCTATCTGCAAGCCTAAAAGTGCAGGCGGGAGGTCATGGCGACGACCTAAAAAGCCTATCCCGTAAGGAGAAACCATGAAAAAAGAAGAATTGCTGAGCATTGGCCTGACAGAAGAGCAGGCGGACAAGGTTTTTGCCATGAACGGCAAGGACATTGAGAAGCACAAAAAGGCCGCAGAGGACGCAAAGGCGGACAAAGAGGCCGTGGAAAAGCAACTGGCCGACCGCAACAAGGACATCGAAGACCTGCGGAAGTCCAGCGGGGACGCTGAGAGCGTTCGCAAGCAACTCGAAGACCTTCAGGGCCGGTACACCAAGGAAACCGAGGATTACAAGGCGCAGCTCGCAAGCCGCGACTACGCCGACGCCATGACCCGCGCGATCACGGCCAAGGGCGTCAAGTTCTCTTCCAAAGCCGCAGAGAAAGCCTACCTTGCAGACCTCAAGGAGAAGCACCTTGAATTGAAAGACGGCGAGCTGACCGGCTTCGACGAGTGGCACAAGACCCAGCTTGAAGCAGACCCGACCGCGTTCCAGTCCGACAAGCCCGCGCCCACATTTGTCAAGCCCGTCGGTCAGGGCGGCGCACCGGCGGCAAAGAGCAAGGGCGCAATGTACGCGCAGCAATTCAACGCGCAGTTTGCGCAGACACCAAACAAGGAGTGATTTGAAAAATGTCTATCGTTGTAAACACAAAAGCAGAAGTCAGGCCGAATTTCCTCGAAAGCGAAGTCGGCCTCGTACTGAAAACCCGTGAAATCCCCGCGTCGATGGGCGTGCAGGACGGCAAGTACAAGATCGTAAAGGCCGGTACGCCGTTCCCGTCCGACAACTCGAACGCCGTCGGCATCGTGTTTGAGGACATCGACGTGACGGACGGCAATATGCCCGGCTCCGTGATGGTCGCGGGCCGTGCGCTGGCAGACCGCCTGTCGCTGGCCTCTGCAGCCAAGACCGCGCTGTCCGGCAAGGGCTTCACGTTTGTCGACGCGCCGGAGACCACGCGCGGCTATACCGTGACCTACGACAAAAACGACGGCAGCGGCACACCGCCCGTCGACGAGAACGTCTACACAGAGGGCTCCTATGCCGACGTATCGACCGAATACCCGCTGACCAAGAGCGGCAACACGCAGACCGGCTGGAGCACGTCTAAGGGCGGCGCTGCCGTCTCCAAGGTCGAAATGACCGGCAATGTGACCCTGTACCCCGTGTGGACTACGGCCTAAAGAAGGAGGAAAAACACCATGCCTGACATTCTTGAACTGATTTCCGACGCTGACCGTCTGGATTTCTCGCAGAACATTTCCGTCGCGCGCCCGGCCTACCTCGGAGACCGGCTGTTCCCGGATCAGAAAACCGAAAACCTGAAAGCCGAGTACCTGCGTCTCGCGAACGGCGCACAGATCCCCACGATGGCGACTGTGCACGCGCTCGACACCGAGGCTGAGATCGCCACGCGCCCGGCTCTCGAAAAGACCGCGGTTGAAAAGCTGTTTATCAAGCGAAAGATCAACCAGTCCGAGCGGGTGCGTCTGCTCAACGAAAACGGCGTATACGCCGACAACGCCATTGTGAGCTACGTCTTCGACGATATGCGCCTGATGGCCGACGCGGTCAAGGTAAGAACCGAAGTCGCGAAAATGGAAGTCCTTGCGACCGGCAAGATGACCATCAAGGAAAACAACCTCAACATGACTGTCGATTACGGCGTTCCGTCCGCGAACACCGGCTTCAAGATCGACTTTGGCGCAGACGCTGATATCATCGGCCAGCTTTATGCAATCACAGATCAGGCGGCGGCCTCCGGTCATGCGCTGAGCGAAATGGTCGTCGGTACGAAGATCCTGCGCAAGCTCGCGTCCAACAAGGGCATTCAGACCATCGTATACGGCACTGTGGGCGCGGGTACATTCGTCACTCCTGAGAAGCTGCGCAGCCTTTTCCTCAATCTGTTCGGCTTTGGCCAGATTACGGCCAACGACCAGCGCTACAAGGTGCAGACCGCGGACGGCAAAGAGAAGCCGTACAGATTCTTCCCGGAGGACAAGGTTGCGTTCCTGTCCAACGGCACGGCCAATTCCTTTGGCGTCGGCCTATGGGGCGTGACGCCGGAAGAAAAGGCATACGGCCCGTACTCCGACAAGAGCGCACAGCAGTATATCACCATTACGCAGTGGCAGACGCCTGACCCCGTAGCCGTCTGGACGAAGGCAAGCGGCCTGTTTATCCCGGTCGTGCCCGATCCTTACGGCCTGTTCATCGGCGCGGACGTCAGCAAGTAAAATCGAGCCTCCGCGCCTGCATGACGGGCGCGGAGGCTGACCGGAAGGAGGGCGCAGCATGATCTACGCTGATTATGAGTATTACGCGACTGTGTACCGCGGGACGGCGATGGATGAAGAGCAATTTTGCGGCCTCGCCCGCAAGGCATCGGCTTACGTCGACTACATCACCATGAGCCGCGCGCGCTCCGCCGCCGGGGACAAGCTCGAAGCCGTCCAGAACTGCGTCTGTGCGCTGGCCGAGCTGGAGCAGGACGCTGGGAAGCTGGACAGCCTCGTCTACACGACCGACAGGCCCGTATCAAGCGAGACGGTCGGCGGCTGGTCGCGAAGCTTTGGTTCACGAAATCTGTCCCAGGCAGATATACAGCGGACAGAGACGCGCCGCCGTGAGATCGTGCTGGCGTACCTCGGGCCGACCGGATTACTCAAAGCAAGGGGGTATGGGCCGTGTCCATGTTCCCCCACACCGTAACCATCTACAACGTCTCGCAGGAGACAGACCCGGCGACATTCAAGGACGTGGAGAAAACCTACATCACCGTCCTGCGCGGCGTTCTGCTGGAAGCCTCCAAGGCGGCCAACGTCCGCCAGAGCGGGCTTGAGGGCGCGGATGCGGTGAATCTGTACATTCCGTTCTCTACGGTTGCTGTAGACGGCGTGACGGGCGCAGAAAAGCGCTACGTCGGCCCGCAAGAATTCTGGCGTGCAACTGATAAAAGCGGAATCTGGACGCTCTCCACGGACGGCAACGGCGGAACGACATTCTTTATCAAGGGTGAAGTCGTGGAGCCGGACAAGACCGAGCAGGCGCTTGAAACGCTCTATGACGACGTTTACAAGGTCACAAAGGTCGATATGAAGGACTTCGGAAGCCAGGACATGAGACACTTCGAAGTCGGAGGGGCCTAATATGCTGAAATTCAGCGTAAAGGCAGACGGCTTTGATGAATTGCATGAGGCAATCGCGCAGGCGTGTACCAAAGCGGAGCATATTGTCGCGCTTCAGGCAAGAAAGGACACAGCCCCGTATGTGCCATTCTTGACCGGTTCCCTCGACCGCAGAACACAGGTGGAAGGGAATGCGATCATCTATCCCGGCCCATACGCAAGGTTCCTGTACTACGGGAAAGTCATGGTAGACCCGGAGACCGGAAGCACCTACGCGCCGAAAGGCGGGACAAAGGTACTGACCGACAAAAATCTTGTGTTCAACACGTCAGGACACAATCAGGCGCAATCGCATTGGTTCGAGGCGTCAAAGGCTGAAAATCTTGATAAATGGCTTCGTGTAGCGGACAAGGCGGTGAAGAATGGACGCTGAAAAGCAAAAAAGGCTGGTATCTGCGGAGGAAGAACAGGATATCTCCCGAAAGATGATGATCTGGGCAAATTCCTTCTCGGACGACGACATACCGGCCGCAACGATTAATTATGAATTCCTCGCCGCCGACTCGGCGAGTATGGCCCTGTCCACCATTCAGGGCGCGTACATCACACGAAAATTCATCCTCGGAGGGCACGAGGCGGAATATCAATTCAAGATCATCGCCCGCATCAAGCCCGGAAACAGCAACGACAAGCGCCTGAAATGCGACGCCATGCTGAACCGCTTCGGGGATTGGGCCATGCAGAACCCGCCGGATTTGGGCGACGGGATGCGCGTCCGGCGCATGGAAGCTGTCAGCCGCTCGGCCCTGTTCGCCCGGTATGAGGACGGCACAGAGGATCATCAAATTCTAATGAAACTGACATATGAGGTGATTTAACTATGGCAGAAGTTACTTTTAATACCACGGCCGGTCAGACCATCGACCGGGAGCTGCTGATTGCATATCTGAACACCGGCGAGTCCTCAACGCCCGCCTGGGCGCCGTTCGGCACTCGCGTCACAGACTCCAGCATGGAGTATGACTGGCAGGAGGATTCCAGCAAGGATATCCTTGGAACGACCAGAACCACCATGAAGAAACCGATTATCACGCAGAGCTTTGACCCGTGCGACCTTGACGCGGGCGATGCGGCGTTGAAGAAGATCTGGGATCTGGCGGTCAAGCAGCAGAACGCAGCTGCGCTGGCGAATCAGGACGTGCTGATCGTCCATCATTATGCAGGAACGGCCAAGACGGCAGTCTTCGCGGAGCGCTACGACGCGTCTATGGTCAAGCCGTCCAGCCTCGGCGGCGAGGGCGGCGGCTCGGTAGGTATGCCCATCGACGTGACGCTCGGCGGCAAACGCACGACCGGCACGGCGGCGGTTGGCGCCAACGGGGCTATTACCTTCACGCCAGACGCAGCGTAAGGAGGAATCGCAATGCCTGAAATCAAATTTGAAACCGGTATCGTATCGTTCAAGCTGAACGACGCGGCGGAAGTTTCCTTCAACCCGACCGACAGCGCATTTGTCGAACAGATCTTCAACACCTTTGACGAGCTGGACAGGAAGCAGGAGGCGTATAAGGCCGAAGTCGACCACTGCGCGGACAAGAAGGAGATTTTCGCCATTGCCCGCCGCCGCGACGCGGAAATGCGGGACATGATCGACGGCCTGTTTGCCAAGCCTGTCTGCGCAGACCTGTTCGGCACTATGAACGTCTACGCGCTGGCCGACGGCCTGCCAGTATGGTGCAACCTCATGCTGGCCGTGATCGATCAGATCGACACGAGCTTCGCGGCAGAGCAGAAGAAGACCAACCCGAGGATTGCGAAATATACAGATAGATGGAAAACGCGCAGGCCCCCTGTTCGCGAAATATATTGATAGATGGGGAAAGTGATCTATTCCCTGCCGACCTCTGTTGAGGTCGACGGAACAGAATACGCGATCCAATCTGATTACCGCGCAATCCTCGATATCCTCGTAGCCCTGACAGACAGGGAACTGAACGAGCGGGATAAGGCGGAAGCGGCGCTGACCATCTTCTATCCCGACTTCGAAGAAATGCCCGTCAGCGACTATCAGGAAGCCCTGAACCAGTGCTTCCGCTTCATCGACCACGGGCAGGAGAATCGAGAGAAGAGAAAGCAGCCAGAGATCATGTCATGGGCGCAGGACTTTGATCTCTATATTGCGCCTATCAACCGAATCGCGGGCTGCGAGGTCAGGGCGCTGGAATACCTGCATTGGTATTCGTTTCTATCGTACTATCAAGAAATCGGAGATTGCCTGTATGCACAGGTGGTTTCTATCCGCGATAAAAAGGCCAGAGGGAAGAGCCTCGACAAACAGGAGAGGGATTTCTACCGGCGCAACCGGGATATCGTCGATCTGAAGGCAACATACTCGGAGGCCGAAGCCGACCTGCTTGCCGTATGGGGAGTCGGGACAAAAAACAGCCGCCCCGGTTAAGGGGCGGCAGCAGGAAAAACTTATTTTTTATACTCGAAAACGATTTCGCTACCCCAGAAGCTTGGAGAGAATCGAATCTCGATCTCACTCCAATCCTGCGGCGCTTCATATCCGACGACACCTTTCATTTTCTTCCCGGCGGCAATCGTGCCGTCAAGCTGCGGCTCGTCGGAACTCATCATCGCGGTGAGGCTGAGGCTGGTTGTATAGCCATCAATGTAGCTTTCGAATGAAAGCATGGTGCTGGACGCAATATCGTGGGATGAATTGTTTTCGATCTCGAATTCGCACAGAACAAAGACCTTTCCATCATCCGGCGAGACGTAATTTTGGCCGGAATTCTCGGTAACACTGAGCAACGTGACCGCCACGCCGTCTAGAACGACCTGATCCCCAACGCCAAATGTTTCAGGCCCGGAATCGGATTGCTGCGGCGGCTGCTGCGAAGAAGAAACTGAGGTTCCGACCTTTCCCGGCTTGGAGGACGATCCGCAGGAAGCAAAGGCCGCGCCAATAAAGACGAAAAGACAGAGGAATACGATTAAAGCCGTCAGGCAGCCGCTGGGGCGTTTCGCCTGCTTTTTGGTTTTTAGCCCGCCAACAACGTCAACGCGGTTCGAGGCGTTAATCTTGATGGTAAAAAACGCATTCTGTTGCCCTTCGGCAATGGTAAAGGATATGGTTTTATCCAGACGGCGATACCGGTAAAAAGAAAGTTCGTGCTGGCCCGGAGCGGCCACAGCTCGAAGTTCTTCACCGTTTTTCAGCGTGCCGACATCACAGCCATCCAATGCAACGCCGACGGTCAGGCCAGAACCGTAAAAAGAATTGTCCCGGCTGATTTGGATAATGCAATCACTCATATTTCTTCCCTCCTTACTTGGAAGATAACACAAATAATAACAAAAATCAACCGAAAAGGTGGTGAAAATATGGCGGATGGAAAAATTGTGATCGCCGTCGACGCGGACGCGAAAAAGGCACAGAAGGAGCTTGATACGCTGTCTGCGAAAATCGACAAGATGGAAGCCAAGCTAAACGAGGATACCGGAACGCAGAACGGGCTTAAAAAGGAGCTGGACGCTGCGCTTCAGTCCGCAAAGCAGACGGAAGACGCGCTGAAATCGCTCCGCTCGGAGGCTGACCGCCTAAAGGGCATCACATCCGGAAACGCTTCGGCTAATCCAGCGGAGTACATAGACGCTTATTCTCGACAGGCGGAGGTTGCTGCACAAATCAAAGAGCAGGAACAGCTGCTTGTGCAGCAAAACAAAACGGCGGAAAAGCTCGGGAGTCAATATGCAAAGATCACCGACAAGGTGATAACCCAGACCGATGCGCTTGACGCTGCAAAGACCAAAGCCGGTGAGCTGGTGCAGCAGATCACAAATGCCAGCGGAGCTTCGGCCCGCATGGCCGAAGCGTCGGCGCGCGTCGAAAAAAGCATGAATAAATTCGGGAGAAGATTAAGCGGGGTGCTGAGGAGCGCGCTGGTCTTTACTGTCCTGTCCCGCGGCCTTTCCCAGCTGCGCAGCTGGCTTAGCGAGACGATCAAGAAAAGCGACGAAGCGCGCGCGGCAGTTGCCAGGCTGAAGGGCGCTCTGCTCACGCTTGCGCAGCCAATCATGAAGGTGGTTATTCCTGCTTTTATCCTTCTTGTGAACGTGCTGACTCGAATTGTAAACGCGCTTGCAACACTGGTTTCTAAGCTGTTCGGAACGTCTTTCCCGAAATCTGCGGCGGAAGCCGCTGCGGCATATGGAGACGAGGCGGAAGCAATCTCCGATGTGGGAGACGCAGCAAAAAAAGCAGGGAAAAGCATGGCGTCGTTTGACGAAATCAACCAGCTTTCGAATGATTCCGGAAGCAGCGGCGGCGCAGGAGCGGGTGGCGGAATCGGATCCGATACAATAGCACCCGATTTCAGCGCCATGATAAAGGATCAGCTGACATCAATTACAGAATTGTTTGTGGGTGCGGCATTGCTTGCGCTTGGCGCAATTCTCACGTTCAGCGGCGCGAACATCCCGCTTGGAATAGCGCTTATGGCAGTTGGCGCGCTGGCGGTGTGGGACGCGGTAAGCAATCACTGGGGAGAAATCGCTGGAATCCTGCAAGGGCAAGTCGGACTTATCACGGCGATTGTAAGTACTGCCTTGCTTGCAATCGGCGCGATCCTTGTCTTTTCTGGCGCAAACATTCCGCTTGGCCTCGGACTGATGATCGCCGGTGCGGTCGGCCTTGCGGCCACTGTGGCGGCAAACTGGGGCTCAATTACAGAAGCGCTGCAAGGGCCCATCGGAATCATTACGGCAATCGTAAGCGGGGCGCTGCTTGTTGTCGGCGCGATCTTAGCGTTCAGCGGCGCAAACATTCCTATCGGCATTGGGCTGATGGCGGCCGGGGCGGTCGGTCTCGCTGCGGTAGCGGCTGTTAACTGGGACACGATCACGGCGGCCCTGCGGGGCCCTGTCGGAAATATTGTAGCGATCGTGGGCGCGGCATTGCTTGCGCTTGGCGCAATTCTCGCATTCAGCGGTGCGAATCTGCCGCTCGGTATCGGGCTGATGGTTGCAGGAGCGGCAGGGCTTGCAGCAACAGCAACTATCAACTGGGATACGATCAAAACAAAACTGCAAGGGCCGATAGGGAAGGTCACCGCGATTGTCAGTGCGGCGCTGCTTGCGGTCGGTGCGATCCTTGCATTTACAGGCGCAAGCCTTCCGCTTGGAATCGGGCTGATGGCTGCGGGCGCAATCGGACTTGCAGCAACGGCGGCTGTCAACTGGAATACGATTCAGGAAAAAATGAAAGGGCCGCTTGGCAAAATTACTGCAATCGTTGGCGGCGCGCTCCTTGCGCTTGGCGCGGTTCTCCTGTTCACAGGTGCAGGAATTCCGCTCGGGCTTGGACTTCTCGCAGCGGGCGGCGTAAGCCTGGCTGCGGCTATTGCGCCGAACTGGGATTTTATTGTCAGCAAGGTAAAAGATTGCTGGGGCAAAATCAAAGATTTCTGGAAGAAGAACATTGCGCCTGTATTCACAGGCGAATGGTGGGCCAATCTTGCGAAAAACGCCATGAACGGCCTGATTGCCGAAATCGAGAGTGGGATCAATCGCGCGCTTGGCGGTTTGGGCAGCCTTGTGAACGGGGCGATTAGGCTGCTGAACAAGGTTCCGGGCGTAGACATTGGGAATGTAAGCTGGGGAAATGTCCAACTCCCCCGCCTAGCCTCCGGCGCGGTCATCCCGCCGAACCGGGAGTTTATGGCTGTGCTGGGAGACCAGAAGAGCGGGACGAACATCGAGACGCCGCTTTCCACGATGGTGCAGGCATTCAAGCAGGCCATGAACGAGACCGGCGTAGCGGGAAGCAGACAAATGACGGTTATCTTCCAGCTTGACCGGCGTGAGCTTGGCCGCACGATCTATCAGCTGAACAACGAAGAGACGCAGCGCGTCGGCGTGAAGCTTGCGGGGGTGAAGACATGAGAAGCGCACTGAGCCTTGACGGCAAGGCGTATTTCAATCTTCACGTCGTGAGCTGCAAGCGGTCGTTCTCCGTCCTAGACGGCGACAACGCCGGGCGCGTTATGACCGGCGCGATGACCCGTGATATTATCGGCACGTATTACAACTACAGCCTTGAAATTGATCCTGTATCGTCAGACCCGGAGGAATACGATGATTTTTATGAGAGCATTTCTGCCCCGGTCGACAGCCACGTGCTGACCGTCCCATATGCGCAGGGGACTATGACCTTTGACGCCTATGTAGCAAACGGCGACGATGAGCTCACCGGGAGCTACGACGGGCGCAATGATTGGGGCAATCTGACGATCAATTTTGTCGCCATGAAGCCCAAGAGGACGCCGGTATGAGTGTACGCGTGATCTATGAGGACGTAGCGGTAGGCGCAGCAGCGGCGGCAAGCGTTGCAAGCACCGCTGCGCAGCCCTTCTCCGACCTTCCGGAACTGCCGTATGGCACAGAGTCGGTGATCGTCGCAACAAACGAGCTGAACCAGTGGATGCTGGACGGCTCCCGCCCGATCCTCACGACCGAGCGGGCGGCCTTCTGGTCTACCGAGCCGAGCAAAGCAGACTGCACCTTCGACGCAAACCCGACGCTGACCATCACGCTGGACGGCACGTTCGCAAGCTCCGGCATTTACCTCTATTTTGACGGTGGCACCGGCGACTATTGCAGCGCCCTGACCATGACGTGGTACAACGGCGAGACAACCGTCGCGTCGCAGGACTTCACGCCGGACGGCCAGAAGTATTTCTGCGCAAAGCCTGTCTCCGGATACAACAAACTCGTGATCGAGCTGAAAAAGACGAGCCTGCCGTACCGGTACGCGAAACTCAGACAGATCTTCTTCGGCATCGTCCGGGAATTCGAGCGGGAGGACCTGCGCAGCGTCAGCGTCACCGAGGGCGTCAGCGTGATTTCTGACGACGTGGAGATCAACACACTGGATTTCACGCTCGACAATTCGGACAACATCGACTTCATTTTTCAGGAAAAGCAGCCCGTCAGCGCCTACGACGGTGCAAAGCTAATCGGCGTCTTTTACATCAAAATCTCGTCCCGGTCGAGCGAACGGCTCTATGATGTATCCTGCCAGGACGCGCTCGGCATTCTGGACGACGAGCCCTTCGCGGCGGCGGTCTACAGCAGCAAAAACGCGAAGGAGCTGATAGCCTCGATTCTCGGCGCGCACTTCACGCTGGACTTCGACCCTGCGCTGGAAGACGAGACCGTAACTGGCTATATCCCGGACTGCACGAAACGAGAAGCGCTGCAACAGATCGTTTTCGCGCTTCGTGCGACCATTGACACAAGCGCGTCGCGTGGCGTGCGCGTTCGGAGGCTCACAGCGGCCTCTCCTGCCACGATCCCACTTGACCGGACATATACCGGCGGCAGCGTGGAAACGGCGGCTGTGGTCACGGAGATCCGCGTGACGGCACACAGCTACTCGACGTCCGGAAGCGGAGAGAGTGTGGAGGTCGGCGGTACGACCTACTATCACACGACGTCGGTCACGTCCAAGGCCAATCCGAACGCCACCACGCAGACCAAGCCGAACGTCATTGAGGTGCGCGATGCGACGTTGGTAAACAGCGAAAACGTAGCCGCCATTGCGCAGCACATTTATGATTACTATATGCGTCGCCAGACACACAACGTCCGCATCGTCATGGACAAAGAGGCCCCCGGCGATTACGTGCAGACCACAACGCCGTGGGGCACGAAGATCACCGGAACGATCACCAGTATGGACATTCGCCTCAGCGGAATCGCGGCGGCAGAATGCAAGATTATCGGCACATAGAACGGAGGTGCGGCATTTGGTACAGGGAGATTCGTATAACCTTAGTGTTACCATCAAGAATAAAGGGCAGCCTCTGGACGTTGCAAGCGTTGAAAAGGTGGAAATTTCTCTGCTTTATCTGCAAAAGAGCTATCCGGGAGAGATCGGATACGAGGACGGAAAGTTTCTGTTTCCCCTCACCCAGCAGGAGACCTTTCGGCTCCCGAAGCTCTGCCAGATGCAGGTGCGCGTGAAATTCAAGAGCGGTGACGTGATTGGCTCGGAGATCAAGCAGATCGACGTTGCGCACGCGCTATCAAAGGCGGTGTTGTGATGGGCGGCATTGAATTTGAACTCAAGAACCGCGATCCGGTCGACGTTTCCTTTAACGTTTCCGTGCGTGCCGGCGGCGGCTCTGGCGGCGGAGGCATTGCATCGGCGCAGATCGATGAGATCCGCGTGCTGACAAAATCGGACTATGACGCGCTGGACAAAAAGGACGCGCGGACACTGTATCTGTTGGAGGGATAGCATGCTGGCAGTTGGAATCAAACGCATTCTGGAGCTGTTCATCGGATCCATGGGCATCAAGTCCGCCCATCTGGGCGAGAAAACCATCTATGAAAGGCCGGGCGGCTTTTTGTACATCGAACTCAAAAGTGAAGAAAGGGGTTAAAACCTGATGGCAAGTTTTTTTAATTTAACGCTCGATACGCTGGCGCCTGCCGGCCTATCGATCATCCTGAATGACGGCGCACAGTACGCGACAAGCGCCAACGTCACCGCGAAGATCTCCGTCTCCGATGAAGTAACGACGGGCTATCAGATGAAGATCTGGGGCACGAAGACGGCGGAGACGGAAGAGGCTGCGTCGTGGGAGACGTTCGCCGCAACAAAATCCATTACGCTCCCGGACGGCGACGGCCTGAAGACGATCTATGTAAAGGTGCGCGACGACGTCGGCAACGAATCGGCTGCGGCCAGCGACTCCATCACGCTCAATTCCACGATTCCCGCCGTGACCATCACCGGCCCCGACAAGAGCCGCATTTCCAAGGTAACGGGCTACGACGCAGCGGCGTTCTCCTTCGTCTGCGATGTGGACTTTGAGGAATACACCGTCCGCGTCGTCCCGGCGACGAGCAGCCTGCACACGGCGGGCACGCAGATCCCGGCGACGGGCGGCTCCACGAACGTCAGCGGCACGGCGGGCGGCTACAAGAAGAACACCGCCATCAACGTCACCATCAAGGGCGCAGACCTCGAAACAGCGTCTTCCGGCGACGGCGTGAAGATCGTGAAGGTCTTCGTCAAGAACGCCGCCGGGACGTGGAGCGCAGCCTAATGGCCGCGCCGGAGTTGACCTTCTCCATTACCGGAAACAAGATATCGGCAGTCTCGGGATTCGACTCGATCACCGTCACATTCTCGTCGGACATCGCCTATACGGCTTTTGAGTGCCGCGCGACGAAGTCCGGCGAGGATTGGGGCCGCGGGAAGGGCGCTTTGATCGCGTCCTTCTCCCAGACCCCCGCGGGGACGCAGCGCACCTTTGAGGTATACGACGATTTCCTGCTTTCCGGAGACGGAGAATACAGAATTTCGCTGTTCGCGCAGGGCGCGGACGGCAGCTGGAACGACAACTACGGATTTATCCCGCTTGGGCAGTCGCAGACGATGAAAACGGCTGACGGCGAGGATTTCCTGTGCATGAAGGAGTGATCGCATGGCGTACAACAGCCAGTATACCGGCGCGCAGATCGACGAAGCCATCGGCGACGTGCGCGGAAACAAAGCCGCATGGAGCGGCAAGCAGGACGTGCTTTTGCCTTCCGGGGCGAAGGTCGGCGACCTTATCAAGGTTAAGGCAGTGGACGCCAGCGGGAAGCCGACAGCCTGGGCCGTGGCCGTGGATGGCACGGACTACCTCAAAACCGCCCCTGTCACGTCCGTCAACGGCAAAACCGGAGCTGTCAAGGTTCGCGAAGTGCCGTCTGTCACCGCCGCTGATAATGGAAAATTTCTGCGGGTTGTTTCCGGCGCGTGGGCGGCGGTAGAGATCGCGAACGCGAATGGAAGGAGCTTCTGATGGCTGAATATTTAACGAACGATATAGAACTCACGTCAGTTGCCGATGCCATCAGAGAAAAAGGCGGAACATCCGACCCGCTGACTTACCCAGATGGTTTTGCAAACGCGGTTCGTGCAATTCAAACCGGGATCGCTCTGCAGCTGATCGTAACAGTATCTGCCGGTGCGACGGTCACGGCGACAAACGGCTCCAAAACGATAACCGGAACATCTGACAGCACCGGAGTTTGTACGCTTACCGTTCCGGAGATCGGCACATGGAGAGTATCCGCTACGCTGGACGGGAAAACATCTGACACAAAAGCCGTAGCTATCACGGACAGCTACGCGGTGTCGCTTAATTTTGTATATCCGACACTGAATAAAAATACTTGGGAAACAATAAAAAATATATCCGACGCGGGACAGGGCGCGAACTATTGGAGCATTGGCGACCGAAAGGCGGTAACGCTAAACGGCACGGTTGGACATCTTACACTATCTAATTACACAATATACGCATTTGTCATTGGATTCAACCATAATGCGAGCCTAGAAGGGGAAAACCGTATTCATTTCCAGTTAGGCAAAACGGCGCTCTCCGGCGGTACGGACGTGTGTTTCTGCGACAGTTACTATACCTCGCCCGTTTCGACAACCGGCTATTTCTCTATGAACAGTAGTGCAACGAACTCCGGCGGATGGGCGAGCTCGCAAATGCGTACAAATATTTGCGGGACAAGCCTCTCGAGCTATTCCGGAACGATTATCGCAGTCATTCCGGCGGCGCTCCGTGCAGTCCTAAAGTCCGTTACCAAGTACACGGACAATACGGGAAATAATAGCACATCCGCGAGTGCGGTCACGGCGACAAAGGATTACTTTTTCCTCCTCTCGGAGTTTGAGGTTTTCGGGAGCATTTCGAGAGCAAACTCGAACGAGGCGAGTAAGCAAGCGCAGTACGCCTATTATTCCGCTGGAAACAGCAAGGTAAAGTACAAGCACAACGGAACGAGCACCGCCGCTCGTTGGTGGCTCCGTTCTCCGCTTGCGAGCAGCTCCGACGGTTTCGAGAATGTGAACACCAACGGGACAGTCGAAGACCGAACCGCGTGCGCTTCCTTCGGCTTCCCACCCGGCTTTTGCGTATGAGGGAAAAGCGCATGGAGTATATCGTGTATAAGCGTTTCCGCGGGAATGGCATCGATGGAGAATTTAATCTCCGATATGGAACTGCGGTATCGGAGATTGAAGGGTTCCTGTTTGCAGCAGATGGCAGGCGGATATGCGCTGCGACATCCGAAAACGGATGGGAGCATTTTAGGCAGAATACACCAGAGGGCGCGATGCGGCAGGAAATGCTTGAACGCCTTTATCGCTGGTATGAAAAAAACGGCTGCGGCGAAGACTTTACGGATGAAAAATGGCCGGGGCAGGAAAACGGCTACTGGAAAAATCGGTTGAGAACCGCAAGTACAGAGCGATTGGAGAAAATCTATCAAGAGAAATTTGGAGGGACGCCATGTATGCAGTAAAACAGGACGGCGCGTTTGCCGGGTATGCAGACAGTATTGTGCCCATTCGACTACACGGCAACGGTTGTTATGTCCCGTGCAAGGAAGATCAAGCAGAAGGATTTTGCGCTAAGATGGCTGTGATTATTACAGATAGAGAAGGAACTGAACATCAGGTGCTTTCTGACATGGTGTTTCATCTCACAGACCATACGCTGAAAGGTACTGAGCCAGAAGGCAGCTATGAGGAAATGGGCGCGGCACTGCCACTCACAGATGCAGAAACAGCGGCGAAAATTTTACTTGGGGAGACAGATTGATGAGTTACACAGAAAGAGCCAGAGCATTGAGACCCTATATTGAAAAAGCGTCTATTAGCTTACCCGATGAGGATGCACTGCAAGCAGTAGAGTTATTCCCACAGTGGGTGACAGGCCATTCTTACGCGGTCGATGATCGGCTGCAATACAATGGCGTATTATATCGCGTGGTGCAGGCGCATACCTCACAGGCAGACTGGACACCGGATATTACACCGGCACTGTTTGTGATCGTTTCACTAGAGGAATGGCCGGAATTTGTGCAACCTACGGGTGCGCATGATGCCTACAATAAGGGTGACAAGGTGACGTTTGAAGGCAAGCATTACATCAGCTTGATTGACGGGAATGTATTTTCACCAGCGGAATATCCGGCTGGTTGGCAGGAACAGGCGTAAATTTGAGAATATGGGAGGAAACATAAGGGAGAACACCATGGACACCAAGACCATCATCGTCACCCTCGTCACCGACCGGACGCAGGCGGACGTGGAGCGGGTGCGGGAGCTGGCGGCGAAGGGGTTCGCGGCCATGACCGCAGCCGAGCAGGCGGAATGGCTGACCGGGATGAAGGGCGCGTACAACGCCGCTGATCTCAATCGCGTGGGAATCGCCCTGAACTATCTGGCGGCGCGCCTCAGCTCGATCTGCGGCAAGAGCATCGCGTGGACGGCTAAAACCGATTGGGCCGTAACGGACATTATAACGGCATCACAGGCCGAGGCATACCGCAAGCAGGTGCAATCCATCCGCGACGCGCTTGCGTATCCTGCCGGAACACCGGATGCGCCCGGCCTCAACCGCCTGACATACACCGGCGCGAATGATATCGAGCGCATTCTTGCGCTCTGCGAAGACTTAATCGTCAACGTTGCAAAATCTTTTCGCCACACCGGCGCGGCGGAGTGCGCCGCAGGAGGATTACTCACATGAAAGATAGGCAGCCAACACAGGTTTTATCCAACGGCGCGATCCGCTACGGCGTCTATAACGCCGACGGCACGCTCAACCACTACGAATACCTCAAGCGCGAGGACGCGCCCACCGTCGAGGGCACGCCTCTCAACAAGGCGAATCTGCTGTCCGATACCACTGCCGCCAAGCTCTGGCCAAACGCCGCCACCCGCCCGGAAGACCCGACCGTCAACGACGCGCTTGGCAAGATTGCGGAGGGTACGGCCAAAGTCGGCGACATCGCTATCACCGCCCGCACAGACCTCTCCGATGCATGGCTCCCGTGCGACGGGCGCACTGTATCACAGGAGCAGTATCCAAAACTGTTTTCTGTGCTCAGAAGCTCTGCCGCGCCGCTTCCGTGGGCGTTGAAGACATCGAATATTCAGCCTGTAGCTATGTGGTATCTGAATGGGGAATGGGTCGGCCTGTACGACAGAAAGTTCTGGACGTCGCCCGATTTGGGGACGTGGACGCAGCAGGCGGATATGCCGACCGGACTCTCGCTGGTATCGGATGTGCAGTATGCAAACGGCACTTATTACGCTGTTTTTTCCGGAGACTCCACAGAGTTAAACGGAGTGTACACAACACGTAGCCTCGATACGCCGTTTGCGCTATATGCAAGCGGCATCCTGCCTGGAAGCGCTGGACTGAAGATGTTTATTACACCAAACGTTCTGTATATCTACAAAGTAAGAAGCAAATACGGAGCCTATAACAATTACACGGGAAGAGAAGTAAATGCCAGCTACGTAAACCAAACAACGAAGGAAATAGTAGGAATCTCAGGCTTTATCAGCGGAATTGTATTTTACGCCGAAGAAAAGGACTGCTTTTACAAACTGAACTGTAGCACCAGCGGCACACTGAAGACTTCAAAGGCAAAAACCCTGATCAATCCGACGTGGGAGGCAGTCAGCAGCGTAAACATCGAAGAATTAACTCCGTCCTTCAACCAGCCGTCGACGTACACCTATCACGCTTTGATGTCAGCTTACCATTGTGGGGCAAATATAATTGCTTTTTTTGCACTGGTGAACGCTGCTTTCTCTGGTGCGGGAACCACGATGTATAGCGGATATATGGTATACAGGTATTCTGCGGACTACGGTGCAACATGGGAAAACGGGAAGGTAGTTTCCTACAAAACCGATAGTTACTCGCTCGACAACTATACGAACGGCAAATACGAAAACGGGCTTTTAGTGCTTTCGGAAACCGCAAGCGAATCTGAAAGTGCTGGTCGAACGGAAAAGATCATTGCGATCAGCGCTCCAGCATCCGGCCCGGTATATGGAGACGTACTGGGGAGCGGCGTCGACAGTATTGCACTATCGCCGGACGGGGGAGCGGCATACATATCATCAAATGGGCTGGCGTACTGCGATTATAGCGCGGCGGGAAAAGAAATCCCTACCATCGGGACGGACACAAGAAGCAATGCCTACATCAAGGCGCTGGAGGAATAGCCATGCGGGATAGAATCGGCACAAATGATCTTGCAAACGGCGCTGTCCGGTATGGGGTGTATGACGCGGCGGGAAGCCTTCTGCGGTATGAATGGCTTCGCCCGGATGACGAGCCGCTGGAGGCCGGGACGCCGCTCACGGCCGGAAACCTGCTGACGGCACAGAGCGCTGCAAAGATCTGGCGAGCGGGCGACGCACCGGCGAACCCGATGGTAAATGAGGCATTCGGGAAGCTGTCGGAGCCGAATTATCACGTCGGCGATATCCTTACGACCGTCCGCGTCCTCTCCGCCCCGTGGCACGCGTGCGATGGCTCAACCTTCGATCAGACTGCATACCCGGCCCTCTACGCCGTCCTCGGCGGCACGACGCTGCCAAGCATCAGCTATTCAAGCGACACCACTACCTACATCAAAATGGCGGACGATTAGCCCGGCAAATAAAAGAGAAAGGTACAGAAAAATGGACACCAAAACCATCATCGTCACCCTCGCCTGCGCCGCGCTTGGCTCATCCGCGCTGACGGCGGTAGTCAATGCCATCGTCAGCGCGGTTCAGAAAAAGCGCGGCAAGGCCACAACGCAGGAGGCGCATCTAGCCGAGATCGACAAAAAGCTCGGAAAAATGCAGGAGCATCAGGACGAGCAGTATCTGGCAATCCTCCGCCTTACGATCATGAGCGAGGAAATGCCAATGGCCGAGCGCCTGATCGCCGGAGAGAAGTATAAAAAAATGGGCGGGAACGGCGACGTGAAAAAATTCCTGCACCAGCTGGAGGCGCAATGCGGGCACAGCAGTGCGCAATAAATTGGGAGGCAGATATGCGGGTAAAAGGCAAGTGGAGCAAGGGGGAAATGGCGCGAACCATTGTTGTGTACTTGCTCCAGCTCATCACGACGGTAATTGTCTGGGCCTGCGCTCTGAAAACCGTCGCCGTCCTAATTGCAGTCATCCGCAGCCCGGAGCTCGGCGCGTCGGTCGACCTGTCCGACGTGCTCGGCTTTACCGGCTGGGCAACCATCACAGAGCTTGGCCTGCTTGCCTTCAAGCGGGTTTTTGCAAAAAAGAATGATCCGGTAGAATAACGAAAGGGGTACACAATATGTATAAGCGAGTGAATTTTGAACCGATGGATAAACACCTGTCGGAAAGCATTCGGGGGAAGCTTGAAGAAGCGGAAGCGCTCATCATGCAGCTCCCGGCGGGAAGGAATAGAAGTATCGCCCTGACAAAGTTGGAGGATACAATGCTTCGTGCGAACCTCGCAATCTCTGACGCGGTTGCGACGAGAAGCGAAAGCGAAACAAAGGACTGAAAGGAGCATACATATGGAAAACATCAAGAAGCGGCTCGGCAATCTGCTGAGCGTCAAATCTATCGTCACACTGGTGCTGACGGCGGTATTTGCGTACATGGCAGTCGCCGGGAAGATCTCGCAGGACTTTATGATGGTATATACCGTCGTGATCGCGTTTTACTTTGGCACACAGAGCCAGAAAGCGCAGGACGCGATCGACAACGCCACAAAGGAGGATGCGCAGAAATGAGCATCAAGATCGGGCAGGCCAGTCTCGGCGAGACGGGCGGCCGCAACCAGCAGCCCGGCAATCAGACCGGGCGGGAGCTGAATATCTCCAACTGGTACAATGGCCGCTGGCTCGGCGTCCTGCGCTACAAAAGCCGCAAAAAGGCTG